ACGACGACGACGATTTCGACGACGAACTGCCACGGAACCTGAACCAGGCCCGCAAGCTGCGCAAGGAGAACCGCAACCTGCGGATGCGGGCCCAGGAGAACGAGCAGTACCGGGATCAGTACGAGCAGGCCCAGGCGGCCCTCAACCGGTACCAGTCCGCGTCGAAGTACGGCATCTCCGACCCGCAGAGCATCGCCCTCATCGGCTCTGGCAGCCCCGAGGACATGGAACGCAACGCCGCCCATATCGCCGCGCTCGTCGCCCAGCAGGCCGCCGCCGCCCCCGTGGCGTCGCAGCCTGTAACCCCACCGCCGTCGAACCGCCCCGTGGAGGGGCTGCGCCCTGGAGCCAGCCCCGAACCGCCCCCGGCAGCCGACGACGACTACCCGCCGGGGTGGACCCCAAACCACCTCCGCACCGACCGTTAAAGGAGCAGTCCCCATGTCCAATGAAGTCATCCCGCTGTACCGGCCAGGCAACGACATCACCTGCAAGGCCACCGCCGCCGTCACCGGCGGCACGTTCGTCGAACTGTCAGGCAACATCGCCGGGGCGCTGCCCCAGGTGAAGACCGCCACCGCCGGCGTCCGCGCGTTCGGTGTGGCCGCCCGCGACTCGGTGTCCAGCGACGCCAACCGGGTCCCGGTGATCCGCGGCTCGAAGATCGTGCTCCCGGTGACCGCCGGAGCCAACCTGGCCTTCGGTGACGAAGTCGAGGTCGGCGCGAATGGCCGCGCCGTCAAGAAGACAAGTGGTGTGGCGGTGGGCCGGGCGCTCGCCGCGGGAACCATCGGCGCACCCGTGTTCATCGAGCTGTTCTAGACAGCCCCACACCCCTGAAAGAGGTACACCCATGATTCCTTACCCGTTGGCGGGTCCCGCGGTGGTCGGCAACGACATCACCGTCGACCTGATGCTCACCCAGCCCACCCGCATCACCCGATACCTGTCGGATTTGACGCTGCAGGGCTTCTTCGCTGACCGGATCTTCCCCAACGCCGGCGGTGTGTCCGGTGGGGCGGTTCTGTACAACCAGCTGACGCAGAACGATCTGTACCCGACCCGCGACGTCGATTTCGTGGAGCCGGGTGCGGAGTTCCCGATCGTGGACTTCGCCCGCCCCACCCCGCGTACCGCGCAGGTGGAGAAGTTCGGTGGGAAGTTCTTCGTCACCGACGAGGCGGTGCGCCGCAACGACAGTTCGCTGCTTCGCCAGGGTGTGCAGAAGCTGGCGAATGCGATCCAGCGCAAGATCCACGACCGTGCTCTGCAGGAACTCGCCGAAGAGTTCACCGCGCTGGGCGCCAACGCCCAGGTCGTCACCTCGGTCGGCTGGTCTGCCGGTGCGTCGACCACTGTGCAGAACGTGAAGCCCGGTGCGATGCCCGCGGCGGACTTCCAGATCGTGCAGCTCGCCGCCGACGAGAAGGAACTCGGTGTCACCTTCGACACCTGGATCCTCAACCCGGCCGACGCGGTCAACTTCAAGCTCACCTACGGCTCCAACTGGCGTGAGGTCCTCAACGACAACGGTGCGTCGTTCGTCGTCACCAACCGGCAGACCGCCGGTGAGGCGTGGGTGTTCCAGTCGGGCACCGTCGGGGAGATGCGACTGGAGGTGCCGCTGTCCACCAGGACGTGGGAGGACACCGACGGCCGCGAGGTCACCTGGGTGCAGTCCGGGGTGCGTCCGGTGTTCTACGTGACCAACCCCTACAGCATCGCCAAGGTCGTCGGACTGTAGTCCGTCAGGGCGGCGGGACGAACTCGTCTTCCGTCCCGCCGCACCCTTGATCAGGAGAGAGAAGCCAATGGCCAAACGCACTGTGCACACCACCCTCGCCTCGTATTTCGATGTAGAAGGCAACCGTCGGATCGGCCGCCAGGGCGAAGAGGTGGACGTCCACCCTGACCACGTCGCCCACTTCGACAAGGCCAACGTCGGCGTCACCGCCCCGCCAGCCGCCGCGGGCGCACCTGAAGTGTCCGACGGCGCCGAACCCGACAAGCCGCGCCGGGCCCGCCGGGTCGAATAGTGGCTGTCCCTTACGCCGACGCCGCGGTGGACCTCGCCCCCCGCTGGCGTCCCCTGACCGAGGACGAGGCCGTGCAGGCCAATACCCTGCTCGAGGACGCCGCGTTCTGGCTCGACGCCTGGGTTCCCGGGCTGCGGGCCTCGGTCGACAGCGGCGCCGCCGCGGCGGCCGAGGGCGCCAAGCTGGTGTCGGTGAGCATGGTCAAGCGGGCCATGCAGGCCGCCGAGCGGGACACCCCGGCCGGGGCGGAATCGACCTACGAGATGGCCGGCATCTACGTCGAGCAGATCAAGTACCGCAACCCCGACGGGGCGCTGTTCCTGTACGACCGGGAACTCAACGACCTGCTGCGCCTGGTGCACGGCGGGGCGAATACCGGCGCGGCCAGCTTCACCGCGCCAGGCCTGTACAGGTACTGACCCGATGCTGGCTCGCAGGGTTGTCGGCCGCGCCCAACGGATCGCTTCCACGGTCGACGCCGACGGCTACACCCGCCCCGAGGGGTGGGGTCAGCCCGAACCGGTCGCGGTGTACGGGTGGCAGCCGGTGTCCTCGGACATGCCGTTCGGGGCGGAAATCTCCTTCCGGGTGATCACCTCGCTGCTGCTCCTCGTCCCCGACACGTCGTTGTGGCATCCGGGTGACCGGGTGTGGCTGCACGGCGCCCCGGACGGAGACGAGTTCACCCCCTCCCACCCGAACTGCTTCTACCTGGTATCCGAGGACGTCCGCGACATGTCGAACGGCCCGTTCGGTTTCCGGCCTGGCGGTGCGGTCGTCATCGAGAAAGTCACCGGCTGATGAAAATCGACTGGAACCTCGACGGGTTCAAAGAGATCCGCACCTCCGAAGGGATGAACGCGGTGCTGCGCGAGATGGGGGAGGAGACCGTGACGGCCCTCAATGCCGAACTCGCCCAGGCGCAGACGGCCCGCCGCCAGCCCGTCAACGACGGCTACGGATACCACGTCTCCACCGGCGGCAGCCGCGACCGCCTCCAGATCGTCGCCTACACCGCCCGCGCCCAGGCCCACGAGGCCAAACACCAGTCCATCCTGCGCCGCATCGACGGCACATCGGTTGAGACGCAGCGGGTGCGGGCCGGGCGGCGGGAGGCTGCGCAACGCAACCGGCAGGGCTTCGACATGCGTGACCCGTTCGGGAATGACCGCTAGATGTTGCTGCTGCCGCCCGAGTTGGCGCCGCTGGTGCGCGACCACATGATCCCCGAACTAGCCGACTACGGCGTCGAGGTGCCGTGGTTCACCGGCGACGCCCCCGAACAGCTGCCGCCAGACCACCGGTTCATCGTCATCGACCAGCTCAACACCCGGCAGGACACCGCGTTCTTCACCGACATCCTGACCCAGTTCCGCATCCACGACCCCGACAACCGTCGCGGCCTCCATATCGCCCAGCTCGTGAACGGGCTGGCCGCCACCATCCCCGAAGGACTTGAAGTCCAGGGGGCCGAACACGCCGGCGGGCCAACCGAACTACCCGACCCAGCACTCGCCGGTGTCCGGCGCTGGCTCGTCACCTGGTGGTTCACCGTGCCGCTGTCGGACACCACTCCCTTCCACCGAAAGGTAAAACCATGACCGCACCACAGACCGCTGTCGTCGGCGACGTCCGCAACATCGTCCTGCCCTCCCCGAAGTCCATCGGCACCATCGGCGGCCTCTACATCGCCTCCCTCGACGCCCCGATGCCCGACGACGACTTCTCCATCGACCCCGTCTACACGCTGCTCGGCTTCGTCGCCGACGACGGCCTCGACGAGGACGAGAACCGCAACAGCGACAAGAAATACGCGTGGGGTTCCGATCAAGTGGCCGAGCCGCAGACCGAGTTCGGGCTCACGCTGGCCTTCAAGCTGCTGGAGTTCCTCAACGTCGAGGTCGCCAAGCTCGCCTACGGCGCCGACCGGGTCACCGAGATCGCCCCGACGGCCACCCACGGCCGGCAGCTGACGATCTTCCAAACCTCCGACGCCCTCGGACAGCACACCTTCCTGCTGGACACGTTCTCCCCCGGCGGGAAGCGGGTGCAGAAGTGGTTCCCGATCGGCGAGGTCAAGAAGCGCAAGACCCAGAAGTGGTCCCACAAGGAAATCCTGTCCCACGACATCGAGGTGACGTTCTACCCGGACCCGGCCGGCCGGTACTCCCGGACCCGCACCGACGACGGAATCCTCGACGCCTAAATCCGACCAATCATCAAGGAGGACAACCACAGTGGCAACAGCAAAGACGAAGAAGGCCCCGGAGGCCGAAGTCGCTGTTGATGACGCCCCGGAGCCCCCGGCCGCACAGCCGGGCGACCCCGGGTTCGACTGGCAGACCGAATACCCCGGCGAGGAGGTGTTCGTGTTCACCGCAGCCGACGGCCGCACCGTCGGCCTGGCCGCGTTGAACGACAAACGCCGCCCCAAGCCGGGTGTGCTGCGCAAGCTGCGCCTGCAGAACGCCGTCGAGCAGATGTGGTTCGTCCTGGAACGGGTCGCCAGTGAGAAGGCGCTGGAGGTGTCCGACGACTTCGACGACGAGGACTACGGCGGCATGTTCGAGGCGTGGTCGCAGTGGAATCAGGCCATCGCGGGGGAATCCTCGCGCTCGTCGGCATCCTGAGCCAGCACTTCGGTGCCGTCGAGCGTGACCTGATCTGCGCCCGCCTGCGCTGGGCTGACGTCGGAACCGAACGGCTCAGTTTCGGTGAACTTGTCAGCTTCGTCCTGCACGCCCAACCCGGCACGGCAACGCATTTCGCCCGCTCGGAACGCTTTTCCCCGGAATCGCACCTGCTGGCTATGGCGGTCGACGAGCTGCGGGTGCAGACCTGGCTGAACACCGAGGACGCCACCCGCGATCCGGCTGACCAGCAGTACCGGCCCACGCCGCTGCAGCGGCCGGGCGTGGTCTACCGCGACCCCGACGAGGCGGACGACAACACGATGACCGTTGAGGACTATCTGGCCCGGGTGGGCATGACCATGATCGGAGGTGGTGGGAATGGCTAGGCAGCGCCGCTCGATCGCAGACGTGTTCGTCTCCGTCATTCCCGAAACCTCCCGTGTCGCTTCGGGTATCGCCCGGGCGTTCAAGGAAGTCGACCCGGCCGCGCGGGAAGCGGGCCGCCGGTGGAAGCAGGACATCGACAAGGAACTGTCGGGCATCTCCGTCGATGTCGACGTCGACGCGGACACCGCCAGCGCCCGGGCCAAGATCGACTCCTTGGACGGCCATACCGTCCATGTCAACGTCGACGTGGACCGCAACCGGCTCGGGTCGCTGCTCAACGGTGGCCGCGACGGGCAGAAGTACGGCGCCGAGTTCGGTTCGGCCGCCTCCGATGCAGCCGGCGGCGCGTTCAAGGGCGGCGGCATGGGGG